TAATGAATACGTTGTTACATTCGATGAACAATATACTCAAATTAGTGCTGATGAATATGGTAATTATTTTGATGTTTATATGAGTGGGCTTGAACCTGAAAGATATTATACTATCCTGATTCAAACTAATATTAACGGCTCTACTCTCATTTTTAATGATCAGTATTATTTTAAAGTAGTTAACGGATGAGTGAACAAATAAAATTTAGTAAGCAAGTATATAATAAAGCTAATTACCAAAAAGTAATTGATACGTCTTTTACTCAATTAGGTGTTCAAACTATACCTGAACAATTAGCCCAACAAAATACAGTTGAACAATTTTTTCAAATGTATGACGAATTATTCTATGACATACCTGAATTAGGAACTACTAATTCACATGAATACCTTATAACTACAAGTGCTGAATATATTAATTACCAATTTAATAATGAATTAATATTAGCACTACAAAAAGAAATAGATCAGTTAAGAACTGAATTATTAAATACTCAAAAACAATTAATTGAAGCCCAAACAGGAACTTCTTTAGCTAACCCACAATAATGGCTGCAGAAATTACATTATTAGATCCAATAACATTATCTGCCCAATCATACGATGGGCAAGAAACTAGTTTAATACCTACTTTTGAAATTGATACATCATTATCATCTGAAAGTTATATTGAATTCTTTATATATTCTCTTAATAAAAATTTAATATATAGAACATATAATTTTACCCAATACTCCGTTTTAAACAACGGACAATCAGCTGGTAATAATAATATACTATCCCAAATCGAAATAGATCTTGAAAACGTTACATCTACAGCGTTAGGATCAACTCAAGGAAAATACATACTCTATTTTAATTTCTTAAATAAGAAAATAGGATCTGACATACAACAACTTTATATAACAGAAGTATCCTCAGACAGAACTGAATTACGTTTAGATAGTACCACATTAACTAATTTAGATATAGTTGAACAAACTAATGCTTTTATATTAGAAAGAGAAGAAAGTACTTATTTTTTAGATTTCTATATTAATTTTGGAGATAATGAACTTTTTATAGCTAATAATATATCTTTAGACAACACAGATCCTCTTAATCCAACTATACTAATAAAATTATATGATCCATTACCAGAAGAATATGATATAAACTCTACTTTATGGATTATAACTAACGTAGAAGAACCGTTAGCTTATGATATAGATTTTATAAATGACCCTATTGAGATAAATGATTTTACAACTATCCAAGGGCCTAACTTTAATATTCCAATTAAAGACCAAATAAACAACTCAACTAATGAACTTTCATACTCGGATTTAGTCTCAACCCCAGTATCTAGTTCATTTTCTCAATTAAATAGTCTTTTAGAAGAAAAAGAGATAGATATAAATATAGATTATACTAAATTTGAAGAATTTGTTCATTTTAGTTCTGCCCAAACACGTTTAGAAAATTTCTTTTATAAAGTAAATCTTATAGAAGAATATTCTTCTTCATTAGCTATCATAAATTCTTCCATAACAGGACCAACATCACTAACACCATCAGTAAGTGAAAGTAAAGCTGTTTTAGAGAATAAAATAAATGAAATTACAAAATATTTTGATGGATGGGAGTATTACATGTATTACTCTAGTGGTTCTTGGGCATGGCCTAAGTTAAATAATGAACCACCATATCAATTAGTATCTGCAAACAATAACATAGCTTTAACTTGGTTTGGAAGTACTAACGAATATAGTCCATTATATGGGGGAATTATTTTATCTGCATCATTATATGATAATGAAAACAAAGATAATTTATTATTTTCTATTCCTGAATATTTAAGAGATGACCCTGAAAACGACCAATACGGACTTTTTATCGATATGGTTGCTCAACATTTTGATAATATTTGGATCTATTATAAAGATATTACACAAAAGTATAATGCTGACAATCGCTTAGAACAAGGTATATCAAAAGATATAGTAGCAGATGCTATTAGAGATTTTGGAGTTAAATTATACCAAAATAATTTCTCTAACCAAGATTTATATACTGCATTCTTAGGTTTAACACCTGATGGTGCTTTATTTCCATTCCCAAATATAACAAGTTCACTCCCAACCCCTAGTGGATTTGAGTATGTTGATACTTTAATATCTGCCTCTAATGATTATATGCCGTTAGATGATGTGAATAAGTCGCTATATAAACGTATTTATCATAATTTACCATACCTGCTTAAAGCAAAAGGTACTTTACCTGGTTTGCGCGCCCTTATTACTTCATATGGTATCCCTGATACTGTTTTAAGGATTAATGAGTATGGAGGAAAAGATAAAGTAAATTCAAATGACTGGGATTATTGGCAGAATGAATTCAATTATGCTTTTTCTACTTTAGGAAGTAATTTTATCTCATCCTCTTGGGATTTAAATCCTGATTGGAATGCCCCAAATGATACGCCTGCTACTTTAATGTTTAGGTTTAAAACCGAAGGTTTACCTACATCAAATATCCCTTACTCTCAAAGCTTATGGTATGGGGATGGAGGATGTGCCATAACATTAACATACACAGGATCAGCTTATGTTAGTGAATCATACTCTGGCTCTATAATTGATCCATACTACCAATATGCTACAGTAGCTTTCTACCCAGATATAAGTGTTGCTGGGCAAACAGCAAGCGTGTATTTACCATTTTTTGATGGTGATTGGTGGTCTGTTATGGTTACTAAAGAATCAGATACATATACTTTATATACCCAAAACAAAATTTATGAAGGGGGAGATAATGGTACTTTACTAGGATTTACAGCTTCTAATGCTATAACATATGTTTCAACTAATTGGGATAATACTCTTATAAGTTATTTCCCTGTTAGTTTCTCAGTAGGTACCCCAGAAGGATATGACATATCATCATACGATGTTAATGTATATGATGGATCTGGTAATACAGCAGGTTCGTATACAGCATTTTCAGGTTCATATCAAGAAATTAGATATTATACTGTTCCTATAAGTGAGAGTGTTTTTGCTGATTACACTATGAATCCTTATTCAATCGAAGGAAATTCATTAAATAGCACCCCAGACGAATTAGCCTTTAGAGCCCCAGTTGGAGGAGAATTATATACTGCATCTATATCTATTCATCCTAAAGTAACAGGATCTTGGGTTACTACTAGTTCATTTATCTCTGATAGTAATTTTTATTACGATGCTTCACCTAATTTTGTATCAAACGTAGAATATTTTTTCTATGACCAACCTATAGCAGGTATAAAAAATGCTGTTAGTGATAAAATTAGATTAGAAAATGATTCTTTACCTTCTGGTAGTACTTTATCACCATTTAGAGCATTATCACAAACTATAGAAGCTAGTGCTAGTTATACTCCAAATATTAATTTACTTGAAGTAGCATTTTCTCCACAAGATGAAATTAATGATGATATAAATTCTCAACTTGGGTTTTTTAATATAGGTGATTTTATAGGTGACCCTGCTTTTAGATTTTCCCCACTTCAATCATACACTGATTTAGATAAGTTAAGAAATGCTTATTTTGAAAAATATATTAAAAATTATAATTTAGTTGATTTTATACGTTTAATAAAATTCTTTGATAACTCATTATTTAAAATGATAAAAGATTTTGTACCTGCACGTACAAGTCTTGCTTCTGGAGTTGTTATTAAACAACATTTACTTGAAAGAAATCGTTACCCACAACCACAAATAGAATGGGAAGATTTAGATATTTCTGGAGCTATAAAATCTATTCAAGTATGGGATCCTATATCTCAAAGTAGCTATATATCTCATTCTTTAATTGAAGAGTTTAGTGGAGGCACAGCAGGTTCATTTGAAATATTTAATGGAGTAAATACCTCTCCTTATGGTATTGATGGTAATGGCCCTAACAATATATTCGGAATTACTCAAAGTTGGAGTGAAAGTATTGCTACACCTTTAGGAATAGCTACAACATTATACGATTCCCAAGAGGAATTTTATGATGGTGAATTTAGCGGATCTGTTATATTAGTTACAACACAAAGTTTAAATCAACCATACCCTTTAGATAATACAGAATTTAACTACTCCCCAATATTATATAAAAATCCATTTTATGGAGTTAGTAGTACATCAATAACTACTCAAAACCAATTTTTAAATTCTTTAACAGTTCCTCAACTTGGGGAAATATTAATTTTAGCTCCTAAAGCTAATAAACTTACATTATCTTCATCTGTAAATCCATATAGTAATGCTTATATTAAATTAAATAAAATAGATCTTAATGGAAATGATAATACTATTCCATTAGGTCAAATTACAAATTTAATTATAGATTATGTTAATTCTTCTTATACTACTTATCAAGTATTAAATATAAATGAATATCCAACTTATTATTTATATGAAATATCCAATCAAAATATAGATATTTCTGGTTCTGGAATAGATACTGAGGTTAAAAACTATTACGTTTCTGCCTCTAAAAATACAATAACATCATTCCTTCCAATAGATGTACCTATTGATACTTATACATCTGAATTAGGAGATACTCTTGGTTACTTTGATACCTCTTCTGGGATATATACTTTAGGAAACACCCCAAATATCCCTATCCTAATAACTGCTTCTTTTACAGTAGTACAATCTGGAGGGGGAAGTGCAGGAACTTGCTCTATTGCTGTTAGTGATAATAATAGTATATTATATCTAGCATCAACAACATTCCCATCATCATTCTCAGGAATAAAAACAATATCTACCTCGTATATAGGAATAGCAGGAGATCTTTTAGCACTTACAACTAAAGGAGGAATTAATGCTAGTCTTTCTGGAGTAAATTTATTAATCACTCAAAGTATATCCCCAACAGCATCCTTTCAAGATCCAATAATCTTTGAACCATACATTACCACACCTAATTTTTATAACAGTGATGGAAATGCATTATTAAACAATGCTGTTGATATCCGCCAAAACTCTTTTATACAAGATGCAGATTATTCAACGGGTGTCTTAACCCCAACTAATTTTAATGCTTTAATAGAAGGAGATGCTACTAAAGCCACTATACCAGCTTCAAATTATACTACAAAACGTATCATTGATCCTAGATATAATGGAAGTAGATCAATTTCTCAAAAACTAAATAAATGGACTAAAGGAGATTCAGGAACATATGGTAAACTTCCAACGATAGAATCTACAAAAACATATATAGCTTATAGTGATAATATAGGAGGGTACGCGCCTGAAAAAATGAACACTTCAGGAGTATTAGTTAAATATTTAATTAGTGAGGATGGAGAGTTAATCTCAAATAATACTTCACCAAATTCACTTTCTATCATGAAACAGAATTTCATGTATGGTGAAAAAATTGAATTACAAACTTTAAGTGGAGGTACTGTAGCTCAAAACCCATCATTAGTTATTTTTAAAGGAGGAGCTTCAATTGAACCTATCTTATATAATCAAATTAAGCATTATGAAAATCCTCCAATGACATTTGCAGCTACATTGTCATTTTCAGACAGGAATCCTTACTCTACTTCATCAGTACTTGATTACACTGCAACTTTAAGTCCTAACCTTGATTACCAAGTAGGCTTCAATGGATTTTCAGGAATTTTTATGAATGAAGTCTTAGCCCAAGGTATTAATATCACCCCAGGAGCCGGAGGCCAATTACCACCAGGAACAAATAGATATGTAGTTACAGCACCTGTTATAACTGAAAATGTAGATCTAGTATTTGAAGTAAATATGAATTGTATAAGATTAATTCCATCTACTGGTACTGTATATGCTAGAGTTGTTAGAAATAGAGGAGGAGTAAACACAGCTGTAAGTGGTGATTTTGGAGGGTTTATTTATCCTGCAACTGAACTAAATATAAATTTTACAATTACTGTACCTAAAGCTGAACTTCAAACTGGAGATCAATTTTTTGTGGCAATGTTAGCAGGTCAACCAAATACATTTTATAAGAGTACTAGTACTTTTAAAATATCAACTAACCCATACCCTACACCTCCAATAAATGTTACTAATTTATGGCGTACTGGGTCATCTAGTGAGCCTAATATCATATACACTACTAGCTCTCAACTTATTCAGTATGTTAATTCCTCTAACATTTACCAACAAGATATAGTAGGATCAGGATTTTTTCCTATAACTTTACCAGTTACAATACAGCGAGGAGATGAATTTAGGTTTGAAGGTGATGAAACTAAAACATTTATGGTTAGTGACATCCAAATATTTTCAGCTAGTGCTTATCTTCCTAGTGACCCTGCTCTTGTTGTTACTTTAAACAACATAATTTCAGGATCAAATATTAATATAAACCAATTTCTTTTAAGAAGATATGTTGATAATGCTGGCAGTTTAATTTTAGATGGACTCAAACCTTCAGGCTTTCAATCACCATATTTGATTAAACCTGAATATGTAAGTAATAAAATGAAAGAAAACATAGGAAAATATATTGAAGACTTTACCAATAAAGGTTTGCTTTAATAATATTTATTAGTATAATATATTTATAATAAAACAAAACATGGGATATTTAAATAACCAAGTAGTCACAGTTGACGCAATTTTAACAACAAAAGGTAGAGAATTATTAGCTAAAAATGATGGTTCTTTTAGAATCACCCAATTTGCTTTAGCAGATGATGAAATTGATTACACCTTATATAACCCTAACCACCCATCAGGTTCTGCTTTTTATGGTGAAGCTATCCAAAACATGCCTTTATTAGAAGCGTTTCCTCAAGAAACCCAAATCATGAAGTATAAATTAGCTACTTTACCTCGTGGAACAGCTAAATTGCCTGTACTTGATTTAGGTTATACTACAATTACATTACAACAAGGAGCAGCTCTTTCTGTAACACCACAAACATTAAACTATTTAGGTAACAACCAAACATACGAGACTAGTGGATATTCAGCTACTATATCTGATGTTAGATTAATGAATACATATACTGGAGTAGGTATTAATACTACAGCAGCTACAACTGCTAATCAAACTTCTACAACCACGCTAGGTACTAATGTTTCTAAAACCATTATAGGAACCCAATTTAATTTAAGAGCTACAACAGTAAACACTCTATTTGGTGCGAATACTCAATTATCAGCCACATTAACTGTTGTCGGTTTAGATAGTGGAGCTAGAGTAACAATTCCTATTATCATAAACCAGATCTAATTTAAAATAAATAAATAATGAGCTTTAAAGCATTTGACCCTGAAGATTTTGTAGTAAGTAGTGATTCTGTAGTTTCTACATTATGGTCTACTGACAACCCAGCATTAACCAGTTTTTATACTTCTTCTGTACAAGCATCTAATTCTTCCGGAAATTACTATTTAAGTATATTCCAAACTGCCTCTACTGATGATAACGCAGCTGTACAATTTGATGTTGTATATTGCGACTCTGAAGGAAGTGGAAGTGATTGGTATAACGCTATTGTAACAGGAAGTTCTTATACTAAAACAATGTATGGACAATATAGAGCTTTAATTTTAGAAGACGAAAATGCTAGTTTTGTTTTTGGTACTGGAAATAATGTTATAACTGGATCTAACTTTTGGGTAATATCAGTTGAAAGAGCTAGATATAAAGAATCTTTATTCCCAGGATCACTTAACTTAGTACTATCAGGATCCGGTAATAATAAAATTCAATTAACAGATAATTCAAATGATGTTCTTGTAAATACATTTCTTGGTTCTACTAGAGTATTCCAATTAATTTCAGGATCAAATGGTACAGCAGGATCATTAGCTAATAGTGGATATGTAGCTGGATCTGGTTCTTATGGTTTAGTATTTCCTGATTTAGGAACTATCCTTTTAAACCCATATGCTATCTCAGAATCTTTACAAATAGAACCTAGCCGCTCATACAACTCAGACGGATTAAATCTTCAAAGATTATATAATGCTATAGATTTAGGAGCTTCATTTACTTTAAATTCTCAAGAAACTATAACATCTGATTATATATTTGTTAGAGCAAGAAATAGTGAATTTAATTACTCTGAAAACCCAACATTCATATCAGGATCTACAGGTGAGGTAATTTATGATGAATTTATAAATCAACCCCAAACATATATTACAACTGTAGGAATGTATAATGATCAGAATGAATTATTAGCTGTAGCTAAAATGTCAAGACCATTATTAAAAGACTTTACAAAAGAAGCTCTTGTTAGAGTAAAACTAGATTTTTAAGAATGAATGAGCGTATTCAAACCATTCATAACTTCAGACGTTGTTGTCTCACCGTTCAAAGTAAATAAATCATTTACATTTGAAGGAACAGCCTTCCTAACAGGATCAGGTATTGATTTATTCATAGGAGAAAATAATAGTTCTACATTATGGACTTCGGGTTCTACTTCAACTGGATATATTTCAATACAAGATACATTTTTAGTTTATCGTTCTATTAGAGAATTATATTATTATAATTACATTTATGGAGATGATGGTTCCCCTGTAACAACAGCATCTTTTAATACAGATGGAACTATAACTACTACTACAGCGTATACTCCAAATGCTTATAATTACCTAAGTAACACATTACCTGCTAGTAGATATTTCCCTACCGGTTCAAATGAAGTAATAGGAGTAATATCTATCCCTTCTAACATATTTGGAGAGTATATCAAACCAGGTACTTTTACTTTATCATATGAAAGTGGTTCTTTTATAGATGATGGAGAAGGAAATATATTAACAGGTTCATTAAAAGTAGGTGATATTATATATGAACATGGGATGGTTATTCTAACCAGTGACGGTATCCCTGGAACCCCAGGTTATGGGTTTGTGAATTATGGTTCAACTCCATATGGAGGATTAGATGTTGTTTTTATAGAAGGATTAATTGGTTCCCAACAAATTTCTTGTTCATTTGAAAGTACTATAACCATATATGAAACTCAATATAAATGCACAGTTAGAGAAAATGAGTTTAATTTCTCTCAAAATCCTACTTTAATATCCGGAAGTTCAAATAGTGGAGTAATATATAATTTTGCTACTGGGTCATATTTTGATCCGTTTGTAACAACTATAGGTTTATATAATAATAATTATGAACTATTAGCTATTGCTAAACTAGCCCAACCCTTACCTTTATCCTCAGTCACTGATATGAATGTATTAGTTAATCTAGATATGTAATTTATGAATAATTGGTTATACAAAGATAAAAGAATAGAATCAATAGAGGATTTTCCTGAAAGAACTTACGGTTTTGTATATATTACAGTCCATGAACCATCAGGTAAAACATATTTAGGTAAAAAAGCTTTACATCATAATGTAAAGAAAAAACTTACTAAAAAAGAATTAGCTGAACAGCCTGTAACTAGGGGGCGTAAATCTTTAACTACAACTATTCAAAAAGAATCTGATTGGAAAACATATTACGGTTCTGCTAAACCTATACTTGAATTAATCAAACAAGGTAAACAAGGAGATTTTGTACGTAAAATTTTATGTTTTGCTCCTAATAAAAAACTCCTAACATATTATGAATGTAAATATCTATTCCAATTAAGCGTCTTAGAAAAACCTGATGAATGGATAAATGATAATATTCTTGGAAAATTTTATTCTAAAGATTTTGCTTCTATAGATTAAGTTCATACCTTTAATACATGGTGAATGAACTTTTAGTTAATTTAGTTAACTCTGTCCTTGGGGCTGGTAAACGTACTGCTCGTGGTAATCAAGCTTATACTTGTCCATTTTGCCATCATCATAAACCTAAATTAGAAGTTAATTTTACTGAAGATAAAGAAGGAAAAAATCCTTGGCAATGTTGGGTATGTGGTAAAAAAGGTAAAACAATACGAAGTTTACTTAAACAAGTTGAAGCATCGCCCGAAATATTAGCCCAACTTAAACCCCTAATTAAAACCGGAAATAACGTTGAAACTATAACAACCTACAACCCAGTTGAATTACCTAAAGAATTTAAACAATTTGATAATACTATTATCTCAAGACATGCATTAACTTATCTTAAAAAAAGAAATATTACTAAAAATGATATTTTAAAATATAACATTGGTTATTGCGAGTATGGGCTTTATAGTAAAATGATTATTATACCATCATATGATATTAATGGTAGATTAAATTATTTTACTGCTAGATCATTTGAAAAAGATCCTTATGTTAAATATCGTAATCCTGAAGTATCTCGTGATATAATACCTTTTGAGTTGTTTATTAATTGGGATTTACCTATTATATTATGTGAAGGGCCATTTGATGCTATAGCTATAAAACGAAATGTTATTCCTTTATTTGGAAAAAATATTCAACCTTCTTTAATGAAGAAAATTGTTACTTCTAAAGTACAAAAAATATACATTGCTCTAGATACTGACGCTATAAGTAAAGCTTTAGAGTTTTGTGAGATGCTTCTTAATGAAGGTAAAGAAGTATATTTAGTAGAACTTAAAGAAAAAGATCCAAGTGATATGGGTTTTGAAAATTTCACAAAATTAATACAAACAGTTTCTCCTCTAACATCATATAAACTAATGGAGAAAAAATTATCTATAATATGAATATAAAAACACCACACAATCGTATTCTTCAAATATCTGAAGATGCGCAACAAATTACAATGCCTGATTCAAGGTATTACCTTAGAAATGGAGAATACTACCCTTCAATCACTTACGTCTTACAATATTATCCTAAAGGAAAGTATTTTGAAGATTGGTTAAAACAAATGGGAAACAATGCTGATTATATAATGAGAAAATCAGCTGAAGATGGAACCAAAGTACACAACATGATTGAAGATTATTTAAATGGAAAAGAATTAAATTTCCTTTCTAAAGATAATACCCCATTATATGATACTGATGTATGGCAAATGTTCCTTAAATTTGTTGAATTCTGGGAAACATACAAACCTGAATTAATCGGAACAGAAATACACCTATTCTCAGACGAAGAAAAAATAGCAGGTACTTGTGATTTAGTTTGTAAAATAGAAGACCAACTATGGGTTTTAGATTATAAAACATCTAATCATATACATACAATATATGAATTTCAAGTAGCAGTATATGATAAATGTTATGAAGAATGTTTCGGAGTAAAACCAGATAGACGTGGTATATTATGGCTAAAATCAGCTAAACGTAAAGCAGCTAAAGATAAAATGCAAGGTAAAGGATGGGAGGTATTTGAATCAAATAGAACCCAAGATGAAAATTTAAATTTATTTAGAACAGTAAAAACTATATTTGATTTAGAAAATCCTAATCACGCTCCATCATTTACTGAATTTAGAACGAGTGCTAAGCGGATTTCATGATATGTATAATCATGATAAAATTAACTCATTTATTAAATGAAATAACGGCTAAATCTGATGAATTTGATTATAAGCCGTTATTTAAATCTCTCATTGAGTATATGCTAGAAGAAGAAATGAATATTCTTCCTTTACCTAAAGTTAAATTTATAGATAATGATACTTCAAATGCTGAAGATTTTTTTGGCAAAACAGCTTATTATCGTCCTGATAGTAATTTAATAGCTCTTTATACTTTAAACCGTCATCCTAAAGATGTGATGCGTTCATTCGCTCATGAAATGATTCACCATGAACAAAAATGTGATGGAAGAATTGGAGGTGGTAGGATTAAAACTAAAGATATCAATGAAGATAATTATTTAAAACAAATTGAAGAAGAAGCCTATAAAAAGGGAAATATAATGTTCCGAGGGTGGACAAATAAGATTAAAAAATAAGTTATGAAAGAAAATGTCCTAAAAAAACAATTCACTGAAAAAGACATACAACGTGTTAGAAACCTTGTAAAAGGCAAAAGTGGAGAAAAAATAACTCATGGTGTGGGTTATACTAAAGAATCTAAAGATTATGATGAAGGTGACGTCTGGCAAGAAGATGGCCGTACTTGGACCATCAAAGATGGAATCAAACAAAATATCACTAAATTAGATAAATTCAAAAAAGTTTCAGTACCCCTATTCTGCCCAGCTTGTAAACAAGTTATGGATAAACAATTAGATCCATTCTATTATAAATCATATGGTGAGTGTCTAGATTGCAGAGCAACTACAGAAACCCAAATGAAAATAAAAGGTGAATGGCAAACATATACTGATCATACTTTTAATTTAGAAATAGATCAAACGATAAAAGAATATAAAGCTTTCTTTCAAGAAAAACTTAAAGAAAGTAACCAAGGAACAGTTACGGAAAGTGGTGAAGTAGAAAGATGGTTCGGTTCTATAGACCAAGAACGTGCAGAAGAATCATTAGATGAAGTAATTAAATATTTAGAAAGCCTTAAAAAATGATGGAAACCTTAACTGTAATTACAACTATAACAGTAGCATTAATCACAGCTGTTGTTGGACCTATTATGGTAAATTGGGTTAAATTAAAAATGGAGAAAAAAGACCCATCAACCCAGATGCGTGATGCTCTTGAAACTTCTACATTAATTGATAACCAATTAGAACAAGTAATGGGGGAATTAGAATGTGATCGTATTTGGATTGCACAATTCCATAATGGAGGGCATTTCTACCCAACAGGCCGCTCAATCCAGAAATTTTCTATTTTCTATGAAAAATGTACTCCTGAAACACCTAATATTCAAAATACATTTCAAAATATCCCTGTATCTTTATTTCCTAGAGTACTTTCTAAAGTATACAAAGATAATGAATTATCAATAGAAGATGTAAATGAAGAAGAAGATACTTATGGTTTAGAATATTTAACAACTCAATTCAATACAAAATCAGTTTGTATGGTTGGGCTTCATAGTTTAGATAATCATTTAATAGGTGTATTAGCTGTATCATTCCAAAATCCTCATCATATTACAAAAGATGAATGGATTTATATTAGACAAAAAGTAGGAGTCATAGGAACATTACTCTCCGAATATTTATACACAACCAACAAGAAATAATAATATTTATAATAAAATAAAATGGCAGATAATTTTGACCTAAAAAAATTCTTAACTGAAAGTAAAGCACTTGAGAATTTAAACCCTGTAATAGCTAAAGAAAACCTTTCAGAAAATGACATCCGATCTAAAATTCGTGAAATGGTTTTAGCTGAACTTTCTGAAGAAAAAGATCTTGAAGAAGCTAAAAAGAAAAAAGACGAAGAAGTAGAAGATGTTGAAGTAACTGATACTGAAATAGAAGATATACCTGCTGAAGATGAAATGCCTGTAGGAGATATTTCAACTGATAGCGGTTTAGAAGATGTAGCGGCTAATATGGAAGGTACTGAGAGTGAAGTTATGGATCATTTAATGAGTGCCCTTAAAATAGCTAAAGGAATGAATAACGAAAAGCTTACAACACAAATAGGAAACACACTAAAATTCTTTGTTAGTGAATATATTGGTGGAGGTGAGCAATAATTAAATCTATAATAAATAAAATCTATGAACACACAAGAATTAATTACAACAATGGAGGCATTGTTAGAGACAGTAAAAACAGAAAACGAAAAAACATCTAAAGCAGCTCATGGACGTGCTCGTAAAGCCGCTAGCGAATTAAAAAAATTAGCTGGTGAATTTAAGAAAGTATCCTCTGCTGAAGATAAAGCTTAATTTATTGTATTATGATTTCTGAAAACGAACTTACTCCTGACCAAAAATATAAGATGGAGCAAGTTCTTTTCGGGATGAAAAAGAATAAAAGAAACTTTGTAAAAAAGTATGGAATGAAAGCAGAAGCTTTTATGAAAAAAAGAGCTTTAAAAATTGCTAAACAATATACACCTGAACCAACGTCAGAAGAAATGGAAAATGATCGATTAAAAAAATTAGTACAAGATGTTTTATCTAAACCATTAGATGAAAAGAAAAAATCTTTCCCTGATTTAACAGGAGATGGTAAAGTAACTAAAGCAGACATTTTAAAAGGTCGAGGAATTGAACTAGAAGAAGATCTTGATTTAGGTCATGAAGATGATGAACCACATATGATTAAAGGTGAGTTATATAAAATTGCCCAAAATGCAATGGCGTTATATAAAATGCTAGATAAGTTTGATGGTGTTGATCAAGAAGTAGACTTACCAGCTTGGTGGCAATCTAAAGTTACTAAAGCGTGTACTATGTTAGGTAGTGCAAAAAATTACCTTGAATTTGAATTAAAAGAACCTCAAATTGATGCCATGACAGATGTTATGTCTCAAGAAGATGTCATCGATGAAGGTAAACTCACTAAACCAGAAGAAAAAATAGTTAAAGCTCTTAAAAAATCTGGAAAATTTAAAGAAGATGATCCTCAAATGTATGCCATAGCTAAAAAATTAGCTGAAAGTGTAATGCAACATCTTAAAGATAAAAAATAATGACTAAAGAAGAACTCATAGCACGTATTAAACGACTTGCTCCCCAAGCGATTAAGAGACAGGAGAAAGTAGAAACCATAGCTGTTGAGTATGATGAATTGACTAAATTCCCTGAACTAAAAAATATTATTGTAGATTTATTAACTGATGAGTTTAATAAATTTATGTCTTCTATAGATTGGGTAGCTCCTCGTCCTACCACATTTCGTATTAATTTAAAAAATGGGCAAGAGTTTTATCTTATCTATGGTAAACGTAGTTGGATAGCTCAAGTAGAAGGTAAAAAATATTATCTTTTAAATTTACCTGAAGAAGAAAGAGCAGCAGAAGCTATCTCTCGAATTTTAAGATACGGAGCCAAAGCTGAGAGTGATATCCCTACAGACGAAGATTTAGCAATGGGGGCTTTACCTCCAACTGAAACACCACCTGGAGAAACCCCACCAGAAGAAGAAACCCCACCGGCGGCAGAAGTGCCAGCAGAAGCATAATGATGTAAATTATGGAATTAAATACTTATGGTGATTTAAAAAAAGCAATTCAAGCTATTACTAAACAGCAAAGAAATGAAAAAGTAGGTAATACAACTGTAGATATTATTACTGGGCTGATACCTTACGCGGATGCAGCTAAAAATACATTAGGCGTTATTAAAGCTTTCTTTGGTAAACCTGACACTGTAAAAACCAAAACTTGGCTAGATAAAATTGACGTTGACGATGAATTCTCAGCTATAGTAGATGATACTGTAGAAAATGCTTTTCTTAAAATCACAGCTAATATTATAGACAATGAACCTGATACTAAACCATTAGAAGATGATTTTAATATGAATCAAAAATTAGTTAATTATTTAAAAGAAAAATTTGAAGGTAGAACAGTAACTGGCATCCAAGAATCTAATACTTATAATAAATCTAAAAAAATGAAAAACGAAGCCTTAAAAAAACTAATTAAAGAAGAAATTAAAAATATCATTTCAGAAACTGAACTTAAAGGAGCAGCTAACCTTAAACCATTAATCCAACAGCTCCCAGGAGTAGATATTAATGATTTTCAAATGGCATATAATGCTGTAAAAACCGGTAAAAATCTTAGTATGCAACAAGTAAAAGCTATGAGTAACGCTATGATAGGTTTAATTAGATCTAATGATGATCAATTACTCACAAAAATTATGACTCAATTGAAAAATCTTGAAAGTAAATAATGGACGTTTTAGAACAATTTCTTTATAATATATCATATAAGTTTTCTAAAGGATACCCTGATATTAGTGATCCTAAGGATATTTTAATTTTAGAGAATGAGCTTAAAAAAGTAGGTATAGACCTAAATGAATTAGAAACTTGGCAGAACCATTGGCAAGATAGAGTAAAAGAAAGAGGAACAATATTAGATATAACTAATTTTCCTAAAGATTATCCTACATCTAAACAAGAAGTTATAGAACAAATACAAAATGAACTTATATCAAGAACATCTAGATTATTAAATCTTAAAGAATTTCCTGCTTCTATCCCTAATAAAATAGGATATAAATTAATGAAACCTATTTTGGTTTATGAAAATCGTAGAATTCCTCTTAAATTAAAAACAGAATATACTACTAAAGAAACTAAAAAAATAAATATAGGAACTTCATATGTAGCTGTAATATCTGATAATACGCTACGTACATTATTACTATTAGATGATGATGATAGTGCTACTATAGAATCTAACATGGCTAGCCACCAAGAAAGAAATAAAATTGAAAAACCAGTTAGAATAACTACAGCCTCTGATTATGAATTTCTTATAACTCCTGAGATAAAAACTACTAAAACATTAATAGATCCAGAATCATTACCTTATAGAATAAAAGCGTCATATAGAGTAGGATCAGATTTTACTCATAAGGATTATGGAACCGGAAAAGTAGTAGCCGCAGCATCTGCAGGCACAAGATCAGGAGAACCTGATAGTAGGGGAGTTGTTGAATGGGTTGAAGTAGATTTTGGCAGACCTTATGTAGCTAGTGGCCAACTTAAAAAGACTCGTACTATAAAAAACATATACACCTCATTATCCCCAGATTTAGATATAAAGGCAGCTGAATAAATTGTTTGGCTTCTAATAAAATCTTTTTTATTTTTAAGTTTTAAAATATACTTAATGGAACAAAATACCAAAGTTTTAACATCAGAAATTGTTAATAGAATAATTACCGCTGATGATCTTTTAAATGTGTATAACATATCTTTAGATGAGTGGGAAATTGAAAAACAAGTCTTAAATACTTGGGAAGTAGGAGCAAAAGGACCAGATAATAAAATTGTCACTACACCTTTGTTTCAAGTAAAAATTTGGCTAAAAAATAAAAACACTTCTGTTTTTAATTTAATTAGAGAAGATTTTATTGAAGATATTAAAAAATTATCTCCTAAAGTAGATAAAATATCTTATAAACCTAGAGTTGATAAATCACCTTTACTTTTAGAACTTAATATATTTGACCTTCATTTAGGGAAAATAGCGTGGGATGAAGAAACAGGACATAATTATAACTTAAATATAGCTAGTGATTTATTCAACAGCTGTATTGATGATTTTATTTTAGAATGCCAAAATAAAAACATAGAACGAATCGTACTCCCAATAGGAAACGATTTCTTCAATTCAGATAGATCTCATCCATTTAATAGTACTACTAGAGGTACTCCACAAGAAGAAGATGCTAGATGGCAAAAAACATTCCGTACCGGAAGACAATTAATAGTAGATAATATAAATAAATTATCTCAAATTGCTCCTGTTGATGTAGTTATGGTTCCTGGAAATCATGATTATGAAAGAAATTTTTATCTAGGAGATTCATTAGAGGGATGGTTCTATAATAATCCTAATGTGAATGTTGATAATTCACCTAGTCCTAGAAAGTATTATAAGCATGGTAATGTGCTAATAGGATACACACATGGTAATGAAGAAAAAATTACTGATTTACCTATTATAATGGCTCATGAAAACCCAACCGATTGGGCTCTATCTAAATTCAGAGAGTTTCATTTAGGACATGAACATAGAAAAAAAGAGATTAAATACAAATCAACAGAAGAATACCAAGGCGTTATCATACGATATATGAGCTCACTATCAGCTACAGATTCATGGCATCATAAAAAAGGATATATAGGTGCTAAAAGATCTGCAGAAGCTATGTTTTGGGATAAGGAAAAAGGATTAAAAAGTAATTTCTATTTTATTCCTTGATATTTATTATCATGGAACGTTTACATAAACTCATAAAAGAAGTATTATCTACTCCACCTAAAAAAGATTCTTGCAGTTGTGGATGTCATAGTTGTGAGAATGTAGGTAATTCTGGTGTAGTACTAAATGAAAGTTTAGTTAAAAAAGATATATTATCGGATAATCTGCGATATCACGTGGATAATAAATTACCACTTACTGAAAATACATTCCGTTATGGCTCTAAATCTTTCCTTGATTTATGGGCGGAAGCTCGTGCTTTATATTTACGTGAAATTATTCATGTAAATGATGATGATAAAGAAATTTTACTTGAAACTGATTTAGGTAATTATGGGATGTACGAAGGTAAATTAGTAGAATTAGATTTACCTATGTTAGAAGAAGGAATAGATTTATCTGTTAGAGCTAATGAAATTCCTTTAATGAAAATTTTAGATAGAGCCCAACAAAAAGGCCATGACAAATATCCCTTTTATAATGAACTAGTTGCTGAATTAGGTCAAGAGTACATAGACATAGATGAAATTAGGTATATATTAAGAGATTATGGTGTATATCATGAATATGAAGATCTCTTAAATCTAAATGAAGCTGATAAAAAGAAAAAAAATCCTCCTATAGGAAAACCAAAACGTGGTGGTTCTAAGAAATTTTATGTTTATGTAAGAAAACCTGGAGGTGGAATCAAAAAAGTATCATTCGGGCAAGCAGGAATGTCTGCTAAAATAAACAACCCAGAAGCACGTAGAGCATTTGCTGCACGTCATAAATGTGCCCAAAAAACAGACAAAACAAAAGCATCATACTGGAGTTGCCGCTTACCTCGATACGCTAAATTACTTGGACTAAAATCATCATTCTCAGGATTCTGGTGATAAAAACAAAAATAAAACAAAATGGAAAATTGCTCAAAATTAGTATCTTATTTAATGCATTCAAGAACACAAGCTCATGTGTTTCATTTACAAACCTTATCATTTGCTGAACATAAAGCACTAAATGATTATTATGATGGAATTGTAGATTTAATAGATGGTTTAGTAGAATCTTACCAAGGTAAATACGGAATTATCAAAGAATACGTTAGTTTCCCTTTAATAAATTACACAGATAAAAACCAAGTAGTAACATACTTTGAATCATTGTATAAAATTACAGAAACATTACGCCAAGATATCCCAGATTCTTACATTCAAAATCAAATTGATACTGTGATTGAATTAACCCAATCAACACTTTATAAATTAAAATGTCTAGGTTAAGAGATTTAATTAAAGAAGTTCTCTTAGAAAAAAAGAAAGCTGATAGGTGCTTACGTATTGCTAGACGTAAAATACCAAAATCATCTGCTTACCGCTCAGGCAATATAGAAAGATGCCGACAAGGTGATATATGGAAAGGATTAAAAGAAATAATCCAAGAAATAATCCAAGAAGACGAATCACTCTATAAATGGTTTAAACGCCAAGGTACACCAGGAAAAGAAGGTGGTTGGGTAGATTGTAATACTTGCCGAGATGGTAAATGTAAAGCATGTGGTAGAAAAGAAGGTGAAAAACGAGCCAAATATCCTTCATGTCGTCCTACACCTGCTCAATGTAAAACACCTGGTAAAGGTAAAAAATGGGGTAAAACAAAATGAAATTAATAGACCTACTTAAAGAAACTACCCAATCAGAAAAATCACCCGCTTACATGTATTCACCTGTGGGGTTTGGATGTCATGTTTGTAAATTCTACTATGTAGAAAACGAAAAACATATGTGTGGTAATTCATATTATCAAGAACATATGGGAACAGCTGAATTAATAGATAATGAAGGGAATCAAATTAAAGACCCTTCAAAATGGTGTTCAAACTGGTTTTTACCTAAAGGTGAATGACCCCATACACCGACATAGAAGTTACAGACAAATATATTATTCGTGAGTTTAACGAAAATATAGATCCAATTGAACTTATGTGGCACCGCGATGATGAAAATAGAACAATAGAAATACTTGGAGAAACAAATTGGAAGATACAACTTGATAACGAGTTACCAACCTCATTAAACCAACCAATATTTATAGAACGCCATCAATGGCATCGTGTTATTAAAGGTGATGGAAATTTAAAATTGAAAATATATAAATTATGAAATTAAACGGCTTAAGAGAATTAGTAAAAGAAGAACTTAAACGTGCTTTACATGAAAATGAAAATGAACCATCATTTTTAGAAGACCTTGAATTAGGAACAGAATATAAAGTATATTATAGAGCTCGAGATAATCAAGGTGAAAAAGATTTAGGTGACACTACAATTTCTATCACCCAAGACGATATTAACAAATATGGAGGGAACACATCTATCCAAAACTATCTAGACGACCTATTCAATACAGACACAGAAGGTAATTATATAAATACAGGATATAGAATAACAGGTGTTAGAGGGGTTGAAAAACTTACTAATAATATGAATGAATTAAAAAAAGAAATCAACGAAATATTAGATGATATTCTTGAAGAGACTCAATTAGAAGAAATTATGACAAGCCAAATTAATGTAGGTGATGTTTTTACTTTAAGTAGTGATATTGGTTTATTTAAAAGAGGAGATAGGGTTGAGGTTAAAGATAAAGGAATGTATGGGAATGATGTAAAACTTATTCTTTCAAATAATCAAGGGATAACCGATGAGTTTCTTTTAGATATAGATGATGATTTTGAAGCATTAACATAATGAATTCCCTAAATTTAAAAGATATAATTAAAAAAATTCTTCTAGAAGCAGAAGAAATACCTGCATCTGAGGAAGAAAACCCAGAAGAAACTCCGGAAGAAGAACAACCTCAAGAGCCTGAACAAAAAGAAGAACCAGAACAACCTCAAGAAAAACCAGAGGACAATCCTGAGTTTCCTAATAGAACTATTTCTAAACAAGAAGCAGCTAAAATAATTAAAAGTACTAAAGGTAAATATTTTACAGTATCTTTTACTAAAAAAGATGGTACTAATAGAGTAATGAATGCTCGTTTAGGTGTTAAAGTATACCTTAAAGGAGGAACATTACCATACAACCCAGACGAAAAAGGTTTAATTCCGGTATTTGATGCTAAAATTAAAGGGTATAGAATGGTAAATATTAATACTATAAATAAATTAGTAGTAGATAAAGTAGAATACGACGTAAAATAAAGACTAGATTCACAGCCTAGTCGCTTAATTTTTAAAAATGAATTTTCTAGAGTTGTGGCCTAATCTTTGGATTAGGCCTTCTTTTTTTATATATTTAAGAAAATAAAGGTCATGAATATATTTTACATTAATGAAGATCCGATTATAGCAGCTCGTGAGTTGGCTGATGATCATATTAGAAAAATGCAGATAGAAAGCGCACAAATGTGTAGTACTGCTCATTGGGTAAATGGATCAACTGCTCCATATAAACAATCCCATACTAATCACCCATCGGCAAAATGGGTAAGAGAATCTATACAACATTATAGATGGTTAATTCAACATGGATTAGAAATTTGTGATGAATTTGAAAAACGATATGGTAAAAAACATAAAACAAAAGATGTACTTGAATGGTTACAAGTTAACGAACCTAATATTCCCGATAATGGATTTGTTGACCCTCCTAGATGTATGCCTGACGAATTTAAATTAGAAGATACTATAAAATCATATAAAAATTTTTATATTAACGATAAAATAAAAGTTAAAAAATTAGGTTGGAGAAAATTAAATAATAAACCAGAATGGATAAACGAGTAGTAATAGTAGGAGCTGGAGTAGCAGGCGTAAATGCTGCAACAAAATTAGTTGATAATGGTTATCCTGGAGAACTTATCACAATAGTTGATATGGGTAAAGATCCATACCAACGTTTACCTGAAGAGGTAATGACAGGATTTTTAGGTGCTGGAGGTTGGTCTGATGGTAAATTAACTT